CGGGGTCAACGTGCGGATCGGCTCGAAGGTGGTCACGGTTCCTGGCGCGTTTATTACCCGGTCGGGTGCGGTGCGCATGCGCACGCCCGACTGGCGCGCGTCGCTCTATGACCAAGTGCAGCGCAGGCGAAACCGTGTACGCCGGGGTGACGTGCCAGACGTGCCGATTGCCCAACTGTTCGCGCCTGGGGTTCCGGCGGTATTCGTGCAACCGCGCATCCTGAACGCCCAGGAGCGCCTCGCGCGCGAGCGATTCGCCGTCGAGTTCGAGCGGCAGATCCGCTTCGCGTTGTCGAAAGGCTGACATGGCTACCGAAGCATCAATCGTCATCTCCGCGCAGGACAAGTTTAGCGCGGTCTTTGGCCAGGCCACGGCTGGGCTTGGCAAGCTGCAGCAATCGGCCACGGCGCTGTCGACGGCGTTGGGCGGCATCGCGGCTGGCGGGTTTGTAGGCTCGCTGGGCGCGATGGTGCGCTCGACAGTCAACCTTGCCGACGAGCTCAACAAACTCTCGCAGCGCACCGGCATCACCGTCGAATCGCTGTCGGCAATCCAGAACGCGGCCGAGCTGGCCGATGTTTCGACCGAGGAATTCACCACCGGCATCCGGAAACTCAACCTGGCGCTGGTGGAAGCGCAGGACGGCACATCAAAGACCGCGCAGATCTTCAAGGCGCTCGGGGTCGACACGACCCGGGGTGCCGAGGTTGCGCTGCGTGGAATCTCCACTGCGTTCTCACAGCTGCCCGACGGCGCGACCAAAGCCGCGGTGGCCACCGAGATATTCGGCCGTGCCGGCGAGAAGCTGATTCCGCTGCTCAACGGTGGATCGACGGCGCTCGACCAGGCGCGGGCCTCGGCAGAACGCTACGGCACGCTGATCAGCGGCAAGCTGGCGGCCGATGCCGAGGCATTCAACGACAACCTTACCAAGCTCGCCCAGTCCGCCCGTGCATTGGGCGTAGGGTTTGCGAATGCGCTGGTTCCAAGTCTCACGACCATCAGCGATAACCTGGTGGTTGCGCGCGAGCGCGGCGGGTTGTTCATCCAGACCCTGCGAGAAATCGACAAGCTGGTGATCTCCGCCTTCGGTGGCGTCGAAAATCTGTTCACCGGCGGCGGCGGCTTCTTTGATCGTCGCGCGGCCGCGCAGTTCCAGTTCTACGCAAACGGCGAGAATCCCGGCAACGTCGCCAGCGGCGTGATCGGTCGGCCGGAGATGGGTCCGGGTCTGCCGGCGGGCCGAGCTCCCGATCCGGCTGCGCTGATGCGCGCACTCGCGCCTCCGCGCACCGCAGGCGCTGGCCGGGCCTCCACCGGACTGTCGCTTGACGACATGATGGCCCAAGCGGCAACGCGCCGCATTGCGTTGCAGGACGCAAACGAGGCGGGCTTTAACGCCGACGCCGACCGGCAGCAGCAGGAGCTGCTCGACTTCTATGCCGACCTGGCGATAGCGCAGCAGCTGCGCATCGAGCTGGCTCAGCAGGAAGGGGAGCGCGCCGCCGACAGCCTGCAGCGCGAGGCCGACGCGATCAAGGACCGGCTCGACCCGACGCGCGAGTACATCCGCGCGCTCGAGCGCGTGGCCGAGTTGCAGGAGCGCGGTCTGCTCAACGATCGCGAAGCATTGGCCGAGACCAACCGGCTGGCGGACGGACTGCGCAACAGTGGAAAAGCGGCCAGCGAATCGAACGATCTGGCGCGCAGTTTGGGCCTGACGTTCACCTCGGCGTTCGAGTCGGCGATCTCGGGCGGCAAAGGGTTGAAGGACATCTTCAAAGGGATTGAGGCTGACCTGCTAAAGCTGGGTACTCGGCAGCTGGTCACGGAACCGTTCCTCAAGTTCCTCGGGGGTGCAATCGGTGGCGGCGGGTCTGCAGGCGGCGGCGGCTTTGGCAGCATCGTCAGTTCAATCGCTGGCGCTTTCGGGTTTGGTGGCGCGCAACTGCCTGGCCGTGCCGCCGGCGGCCCGGTTTCTGCCGGCATGGGCTACCTGGTCGGCGAAAAGGGCCCGGAGCTGTTCCTGCCGCGTCAGTCCGGCAGCATTGTGCCCAATGGCGCGATGGGCGGCAGCACGATCGTGTTCAACGTGTCGACGCCCGACGCGAACAGCTTCCGTGCGTCGCAGGGGCAGATGCTCGCCCAGGCGCAGCAACAGATGGCACGCGCTGGCCGGAGGAACGGGTAGATGGCATTCATCGAGACGCCCCGGTTTCCGGAGAACATCAGCCGCGGCGCGTCTGGTGGCCCCGGCTACCAGACCGACGTGGTGGTCGTCAGCAGCGGCCATGAAAAGCGCAACATCACCTGGCCGCTTGGCCGGGCGCGGTACGACGTTGCTCACGGCGTGCGCACGCAGGCTCAGATGGACACGCTGATCGCGTTTTTCCGGTCCATGAAGGGCAAGGCTCACGGGTTTCGGTTTAAGGACTGGAACGACTTCTCCTGCACGGCCGCGCAGGGCCTGCTGGGCACCGGCAACGGGACCGGCACGCCGGTGCACCAGCTGGGCAAGCAGTACGTGGCAGGCGCGCTCAATGAAGTGCGCACGATCCGAAAGCCGGTATCCGGTCAGGTGGCTGTTCAGCGCAACGGGGGAGCGGTAACCGCCGGCGCCGGCGCGGGCCAGATCGCGATCGACAGCACCACCGGCCTGATCACGTTCGTCGCCGACGCGCAGGCCGCCGCCTCGAGCATCACGGTCGGCGCTACCACGACCGTCGTGCTGGCTTCAAACCCCGGCACACTGATCGCCGGCCAGCTGCTGTATCTGTCGGGCTTCACCGGGGCCGGCGCTGCGCTGGTCAACGACCGGGCGCACACGATCAACTCGGTGTCCGGTGCCGGGCCGTTCACTTTCGTCCTGGCGACCGTCACGACCGGCGCGACGATCACCCTGGGCTCTGGCCTCGGCCGGCGCTTCCCCCAAGCCGCCGATGCCCTGACCTGGTCGGGCCAGTTCGACGTGCCGGTACGCTTCGACATCGACCAGATGGCCGTGTCGATCGAGGCGTTCCAGCTCTACACCTGGGGCCAGATCCCACTCATCGAGATCCGCGTCTGATGCTGACCCTATCCCCCGCCTACACCACCCACCTGGCTGGCGAGGTCACCGAGCTTGCGACGTGCTGGCTGATCACCCGCCGCGATGCCGTCGTGCGCGGGTTCACCGACTACCCGTCGGATCTGACGGTCAACGGCGTGCTGTATCAGGCCGCCCTCGGATACAGCGCAACCGACGTGACGACCTCGGGCGATCTCGCTGTTGACAACCTGAACCTGCAGGGTTTCATCGACTCGCCGAGCATTACGGAGCCCGACCTGATGGCCGGCCTCTGGGACTACGCCGCGGTCGAGATCTTTGAGGTGATCGCGAGCAACCTCTCGGCTGGTGTGCGCCGCCTGCGGCGCGGTCGACTGGGCGAGGTAAAGCTCGGTCGCACGGTGTTCGAGGCCGAGCTGCGGGGCTTGTCGCAGGCCTTCACGCAGCAGCTGTGCGAACTCACGAGCCCGACCTGCCGGGCACGGCTGGGCGATGTGCGGTGCCAGGTCAATCTGACCCCACTGACGGTCACGGGCACAGTAACCGGGGTTACCGGACCGCGAGTCTGGACCGATAGCTCACGAGCCGAGGCGGCGGGGTACTTTACCTATGGCGTCGTGACGTGGACCTCGGGCGCTAACGCAGGCTACGCGATGGAGGTCAAAACGCACGCGGCCGGTGGTGTGATGACGCTTCAGCTGCCGATGCCGTTCGCTGTCGCTGTCGGGGATACCTACAGCATGACGCCGGGTTGCGACAAGCTGCTGTCCACCTGCATCGGAAAGTTCGGGAACGTGTTGAACTTCAGGGGCGAGCCTCACCTGCCCGGGCAAGACAAAGTGCTGCGGGGGCCGTCGTGATGTCTGGGCTGGCGGTATCTGCGCAGGCTCGCCTGTGGCTGGGCACTCCGTACCACCATCAAGCGCGGGTGCGCGGTGTGGGTGTGGACTGCGCGGGCTTGATCATGGGCGTGGGCTCCGAGCTCGGCCTGCTCGACGTTCAGTATCGCGACTATTCGCCGATCCCGCACCACGGCATGCTGCGAAAGATTTGCGATAGCCACCTGCTGCGAATCGAAGAGCTGGAGCCGGGCTGTGTGCTGCTCATGGGGTTCGTCGCCGGGCCGGCGCAAGAGCAGCACCTGGGCATTTACACCGACGCGGGGACGCTGGTGCATGCCTATGCTCACGCCGGCGCCTGCGTTGAGCACCGGTACTCGAGCGCCTGGCGCTCGCGTACACGCCAGATTTACCGCTTCGCCGGAGTCGCCTGATGGCCGTCCTCGCTCTTGCTGTTGCTGGTGCCGCGCTGGCACCGGTCGGCTATGCCGCCATCGGCTGGACGATCGGCACTGTGGTCGGGCAGATGCTGTTTCCTGGCTCGCTGCCGGATCAGCAGGGTCCACGGGTCGGCGACCTTCGGGCGCAGCAATCGCAATATGGTGCGGCGGTCCCCATCCTGTACGGCACCACGCGCGTGGCGGGCAACGTCATTTGGTCGACCGACCTCATCGAGCGGTCCACGACCACGTCGGTCGGAGGCGGCAAGGGCGGCGGGCCTGAGCAGTCGCAGACGACCTACAGCTATTCGGTGTCGATGGCGATCCTCATCGGCGCGGGGCCGGTCACCGGAATCCGGCGCATATGGGCGGACGGCAAGCTGGTTTACAACGTGGGCGCTGGCGCATCGGATGCGACGGTGTTTGCGTCGAATCAGCTTGCGCCAGGGATCGCGTTCTATCGCGGGACGGAGACGCAGCAACCGGACCCCACGATGCAGGCCTATCTGGGTGCCGCCAACGTGCCGGCGTATCGCGGTCTTGCGTACCTGGTGCTGACTGATTTTCAGCTCGCCGACTATGGCAACCGACGCCCGAACATCACAGTCGAGATCGTCGCGGCCGGGTCGATCGTGTCGACGCAGCAATACGTGACGCCACCCCCTGTCGACGCGAACACCGCTTACCTGGACATCGCCACAGACGGGAATGTTTTAATCGCGCTTGATCAGCAAGCGCCGATGCGCACGATCCGGTCGACCGATGGTGTTGCGTGGAGTGGCGTTCGCACTGTGACTGGCGGCGGGGCTGGCCGGTGCATAGAGTGGTTCGATGGTGTTTGGACCATCTTGTCGACTACGGGCCTTGCGTGGTCGCGTGACGGCTTGTCGTGGACCTACGTGTCCGGCGCGATTGATGCGGGCACGTCGGTCGCGTGGAACGGTGAGATCCGCGTCGCGATCGGTAACGGCGCGACGTGGGCGTATTCGTATGACGGCATCACCTGGACCTCGATGCCAGTGCCGACGTTCGCCACGTGGCGCAATGTCGTTTGGTCGGGCGTTCACTTTGTCGCGGTCGCGTTTACCGGCGCAACGGCGATCAGCAGGGACGGGCGTGTTTGGGAAGTCGGCTCCATCGCTGCGATTGGAACTACGTGGAGTCGGCTCGCGTCATCAGGCCAGCATCTGCTGGCGGTCCAGTCCGGAAACCCGCAGGCCGCGCGGTCCACCGACCACGGGGTCAGTTGGTCGACGGTGACGATGCCGACCAGCAGGACCGACTGGGTCGTATGGGGTGGCCGGTACTATGTCGCCGTGACGGGGCTGACATCGCCGCCTGGCGTCACCGCTTACTCTCGGTCGGCCGACGGTATCACCTGGGAGCAGTTTGCCCAGTCGACGGCCGTGTCTTTGCAAGTGGTCATAAACCGAAGCGGCGTTTTCTACGCGCTGAATATCACGGGCGTGCCGAACCAGCGATTCGTGTCTATCCGCTTCGACACCGTCGAGCCGACGCCGGTTGCGTTGTCTGTCGTGGTGTCTGACATATGCGCGCGCGCAGGGCTGGCCGCCGGTGATGTGGACGTATCGGCGCTGTCAGACCTGGTGGACGGCTACTCCATCGGTCAGCGCATGACTGCGCGAGTCGCACTCGAGGCGCTGCAACGCGCGTATTTCTTTGACGCGATCGAATCGGCCGGAAAAATCGTGTTCCGCAAACGAGGCGCCGCGCCTGTTGCGGCGATCGCGGCAGACGATCTAGCCGCGGCGGCGGCCGGCGATTCTTTGCCCGACGATCTGTCTATCGTGCGCCAGCAGGAGGTCGAGCTGCCGGCGGTCGTGTCGGTTGTGTACATCGACAAAGATACTGATTACGAGCAATCAACGCAGCAATCAACGCGGTCGACGACGCTATCGACGCAGCAGTCTGCGGTAGAGCTCGCGATCAGCCTGAGCGCTAATCGCGCGCGCGCGATCGCCGAAACGCTGTTGTTCGACGCTTGGACGCAGCGGCAGCGCTACACGTTCACTACGTCGCGCGCATATGCGGCGCTGGAGCCGGCCGACGTTGTCACTTTAAGCCGCGGTGGCACGACGCACACGCTGCGCATCGAGCGCAAGACTGAGAGCCGCAGCGGCGTGATCCAGTGGGAGGCGGCCGCTGAAGAGCCCTCGGTCTATACGCAATCGGCGACGGGCGGGGCCGGCGAGGCGCGCAGTGGGGTCGTGGCGGCGCCTCCGGTCACCGCGTTCTGGCCGCTCGACATTCCTCTGCTGCGTGACACGGACGACGGTCAAGCGTTCTACGCAGCCGCCACTGGCTTCGGCGCTGGCTGGCGCGGCGCGGTGGTGTATCGCTCTAGCGACTCCGGGGCCACCTACGCCGAACTGGCGGGGATTACCGGGGCCGCGTCGGCGGGATTTGCCTTGACGGCGCTGCCGGCTGCAGCGAATCCGCACATGTTCGACGAGGCATCCACAGTAGACGTAGAGCTGTACAGCGGCGCGCTCGTAAGCGCGACGGAATTGGCTGTGCTCAACGGCAACAACGCGATGCTCATCGGCAGCGAGGTCCTGCAGTTCAAGGTCGCGACCCTGATCGGGACGAATCAATACCGGCTGTCTGGACTGCTGCGCGGTCGGCGCGGCACCGAGAATCAGATGGGCACTCATGTCGTGGCGGAGAGCGCAATCGCTCTGACTGCCAATACGCTCGCGCTGCTGTCCGGCAGCTTGAACGCGGCGCTGCTGCTCCGGCCGGTCAGCATCGGGCGAACGCTGCAGGAGACGACGGCGCAGCCCTTCACGTACACCGGCGTGAACCTAGACCCTTTCTCACCGGTAGACCTCGAGTCGGGTCGCGACGCAGCCAACACCATCACGATTGCCTGGCGCCGACGGTCAAGGCTCGGCGCGTCGCTCCCCCTGTTCTACGACCCGGTCCTGGGCGAAGCGACCGAGGCATACCAAGTCGAGATTTGGAACGCTACGTTCACGACCCTGCGCCGAACGATTACCGGGTTGTCTGCCGCAACGACCACGTACTCGGTCGCGCAACAGACGGCTGATACCGGCGGCGTGCTGTCATCGTACGGTGTGCGTGTGTTTCAGATGTCGGCTGTCGTCGGCCGGGGTTTCGCATTGCAAGGAGTGATCTGATGGCTGATTCAACGACGAACCTGAATTCGATAACCGCCAACACCACAGGCGCTGCGGCGCAAGCCAATGCGCTGCTCGATGCTGCTTCGCCGGCGATGCTGTACGGCCGCAACAGTGTGACGACGACCGCGCTGACCTGGGGCTTCTACGGGGGCAAAGTCTTGATCGCGGGCGCTCCGACGGCCGTCGCGAACGGCACGATCGCGTTGCTGGCCTCTCGCACACAGCAGATCGAGGCAGGGCCGGTGTCGAACACGACGTCGGCGATCACCGGTATCACCGCTGCGAACCCGTGCGTCGTGACGTCGACAGCGCACCCGTTAGCCGTCGGCGACGTGCTTTGGCTGTCAGGCATCGTCGGCATGACTCAACTAAATGGCACGTTCGCGCGGGTCACTGCCGTTGCGGCCAACACCGTGACGCTCGATCTGAACTCAACCGGTTTCACGGCCTACTCATCGGGCGGCACACTGTCGCGCATGACCGACGCCGGCGCGTGGACGCTGCGGATCGGGAAAAGCCTCGGCGCGACTTTCGTTTCGCAGTCGCCGCTGTACACCGTGGTAGCCGGTGCGTCCACCATTACGTCGTACACAGACCATCGCCTCGTGTCTGCGCCGACCGGGTCGGGCCTGAGCTATGGCGGCGCGGCGCAATCGGTTGCCGGCGCTGTCGATGTCGTTGCGACGCAGGCGGCATTCGCGGCCGCGCGTGATACATATCTTGACCTCACCGGCGCAATCACGGCCGCGATCGCGTACATCGTGCCTAGGTTGTCGGGCCCGCTGACCGTGCGCAACAGTGCGACCGGCGCGTTTGCGCTGACCGTCCGTCCGCCTGGCGGAACTGGCGTAGTGGTCGCCGCGGGCGCAACCGTGCGGCTTAACTGCGACGGCGTCAACGTGGCGGCCATTACATGAGCGCCGCGAGCTTCGATGCGCCGGCGGCGGTGCTTGCAACGGCCTCGGGGGCGTCGGGTGTGTGGCTGTCCGGCGTGTCCTTGGCGTGGCTCGGTGTGCCGCTGCCGGTGCTCCTGCTCGGCCTGTCCGGCGCCATGTGCGCGCGCAGCTTCTTGCCGGGGCTGCCGCTGCCGCGTTTGCTCGTGTCGGTCCTCGTCGGCACTCTGGCTGCTGCTGCGGCCACACCGCTGGCCGCACACTATCTCGGCCTGCCCGCGTCGCTTCATCTCGGCTTGGCATTCTTTACGGGATTGTTTGCGGAGCTAGCCCTGAGCTGGTTGTTCCGGCGCCTGCCGGAGATCGCCGACCGGCGCTTCGGAGGAGGCCAGTGATGACGGACGTCGTGCAGATCGTGGTCGGGCTCGCCGTAGGATGGCGCGCCCTGGTGGTGATCAACGACATGACGCAGGCGACGCCGCACTGCATGCGCTGCCTTCAAGTGGCTCTTGGGACGATGGGTGCATGGATTGCCCTGGCCCCGTTCTTCCCAGATCACCCGGCCGACCTGCCAAAATTGGTCGCGCTGGTGATCTATCTGATGATCGAGATGCTCACCCGCAGGGGAGTAACGACCGCATGAAACTGTCCCCGCACTTCACCCTGCGCGAACTGACCGACAGCGCCACGGCCATCGCTCGCGGGTGGGAGAACGTCCCGCCGGCCGACGTGATGCCGGCCCTGCGCGCGACGGCAGCCGGCCTCGAGGCAGTGCGCAGCCTGTTGTCGGGCATCGTCGGGCATGACGTGCCGGTGCTGGTGACATCAGGCTACCGATCGCTCCGGCTCAATCGCGAGATCGGCAGCCGCGACACCAGCCAGCACGTGCTGGGCGAGGCTGTAGACTTTCGCGCGCCGCAGTTCGGCACGCCGGCGCAGATCGTGGCGACGATTGCCCGCTCGTCGCTCGCGTTCGACCAGGTGATAAGCGAGTCGACCAGGGCAGGCGCAAAGTGGGTGCACATCTCGTTCGGGCCGCGAAACCGCCGCGCGGTGCTGGAGATCGACGCGAACGGCACGCGGGTGTTCGGCGGATGATTGCCGCCTGGCTGGCCGCGAATCCCGGCCGTGCGCTGATTCTGGTGCTGGTTGTGGCTTTGTTCGCTGGGCTCGCCGTAAGCCGCCTGCAGCTCGAGCACACGCGGTCCCGGCTGACCGTGGCTGTCTCCGAGCTGCAGTCGGCTCAGGCCGCAGCGGCCGAGTGCAGCGCCGGCACCCAGCGGCTGCAGGACGCGGCCGAGGAGGCGCGCAGGCGGGCCGCGCAGGCGCTCGCTCAGGCTCGGGCGGCCTCTGCTACCCGCCAGCCCCACATCGA